CCGGATATCCGTCCAACTAATAGCCCCCTAAGATTATCCGTTATCCCCTGTCAACAGAGACAGCTACTTATAGCGTTTTGCAGAAGTTAGTGCGTCTAAGTAGCATAAAAGATACCCCGATTAATTATTTCTCTTATCACGGAAGAATGTCAAAATTTTTTTCAATGAAATGGACAGATCCCGTCTGTTCATCAAAAGGTCATTCTCCAACCTGTGGATGTAAGGTGGTCTGTGAGGGGATTCACCCATTAACGCTTGGACTGAAATATGAGGCGATGAGTGCCAATCACGAACGTCAGATGGCAGAGGTGGGAGCGTTTATAAATTCGAGTATAACGTTGAACGATCAGAAGCAGTGGATTAGGGTAGTCCGTGATCCAGAACAGGATTACCTTCGCCTCCGAGTTCCTACAGATAGTACGGTGCGGATACATTCGACACCACCATTACAAGAGACGTTCAACTGGTCGTACCCTGTTGTGCTCGGATCAATGAGTTACAAGGTTCATCATGCAATGAAGAAGGCAGATATTAGGTATCTCCGAAAGAGATTTCCCCTAGTCTCGTTGAGTTGGGGGGACTGTCAGAAGTATATTTGGGCAGAGTTTGAGGAGAATGAAGTTCCACCATTGCAGTGGATGATTTTGCGACAGTGGTCGACGTGGCGTTTTGCTTTTGGTTTGACGAAGGGTCGCCTCCCAGTAGTTGCAGCTATGGAGACACTGTACCCCTATAAAGCGTCGGACGCACGTTTGTTACTAGCTCGACGTCCAGCACCGGAAAAGGCCAAGGAAGCGTTGGTTCATGTGACAGAGGCTTTAAATATACAATATCAAAAAATGAAAGTCCGTCCAATGGCAGATATCCCTGCAATTTTGTCTTTTGCCCCATTACGTGCGATGTATCTCGGATCCTCCAATGGAGTCAACTCAGCTCCGCATTTTTCCATTCCTGTTCCAAAAGGATGTAATATTCATGTGAGTGGCCGCGGGAAAAAGATAGATACATTTGAAGCCGATGTTCTGGCTATATTAGATTTTATTCGGACAGGGAAGGAACCCCCGGTGTGGTGGAATGTCACAGATAAAAATGAGAACTTCTTTTCGTTTGTGAAAATGTTGTCAGATGATGAATACTCAAAATGGCGCAATAAATTGCGAGTGTTTATTATTCCTTCTTCTATCTATGTTCTAGTGGAAAAGTTGACGAGCCAGCTGCGTATGTACAAGGAACGCGGCTGGGTGATACAGATAGGACACCGTTGGGGCCATGGTGGATCAGTGCGCTTGGCTCGGTGTCTGGGGATTAATTTGGCCAATTGCTTTAAACCCTTATGTTGGGAAGGAGATGTCAGCAACTTTGATCAAAGTGTTATTGAGTACTTTTTGAATTTATATTCGAGCTTTGATCTGGCCTACTATGACCCAAATTCTGATGATTTTCCCATATTTCAGATGCTGAATAAGTGGTTGACAAAGAATCTCATAGTTCGAATTACTCATCTAATGGGTGAATTGTGGGCAGACATAGAGGGAGGGGTTCCGTCGGGAATTTATCGTACGAGTGCAATGGACTCCTGGATAATGAGCCTGTATTACTTCTTATACTGTGTGTGGGCCATCCACAATGCTCCTTTTGAGCTTCGCCCTCAGTTGGAAGAAATACTTCATGATTTAGTCTTTTTCATAGTTTATGGTGATGACCACAATGGTAATCCGGGAGACAATCCGTTGGCTCAGTTGTACTTTGGAGGTGCCCCGTTCGCAAAGTTCATGAATGAGCATTTTGGAGTGGTAATACGTGATTTGAAGACTAATCTTCCCTTTTGCTCCCGCACTTATCACGGCTGGCTAACTGACACAGGTCTTACTTTTTTGAAACACCAACATGTTCTTAACCCTTTGAAGCAGTCCGGAGACCCTCTCCATGCCGATCAGGCCGATTTTATTCCGTTCAGGGAAAGTCGAGAGTTTATCGTCCGTGCAATCTGGGGAAGAGAGACAAAGAAACGTGATGAGCTGGATGTTATTATGTCGTGTGTAGGCCATGCATATGGGACCTACGGTTCTAATCGGGATGCATATGAACGATTGTCGTTAATGTATGAGGAGTTGCTGTGGGTCTGTGATGTTGCTCCTGGACAAGTTATGTCTGACATCTTACATAGGATTTCTGTTAATGATATGAAGAAATTACGTCAGATGGGCATTACGTCTGACCAAATCTTAGCAGGATTTCCTACCTGGGAGACGATCACATCAAAAAATACAGTAGACTGGGTTTATCAGGATATTACAAACCGTCCCATTGAGGATGATAGTTGGGATAATGCCGACTGGGATCTTGCTTTTTGCTGATCCCAATACACTCGTTCCGCGCAAGGTAGTTATGAGCCTAAAGTCCTGCCGGTTCTTCGAG